TCATGAATTAGAGTCTATATTCACTAAAGGTATATATCCATATTATGATGAAGATGATTGGGCTGCTAGTACATATTATGAAATTGGTGATTATGTTAAACCGACGACCACCAATGGATATTTGTATCAAGTTCAAAGCATAGAATTGCCTGGAAAATCAGGCACTACCGAACCAACATGGCCTACAAACAAAGGGGTTCCTGTTATTGATAATGATATAATATGGGAAAGGTATCAAAAAGATGAATCAAAAAGGTTAGTAGAATTTGAGGTATTTTAAAAATTGGACACACAACTAAACAAAGCATCCCCCTTTTCGTTTGAACTGGTATTTCCTGTAATACCAACACAGAGAGACTTGAGGACTAATGAAGAGTTTACTTTAAATATATATGAGACTGTAGTGCCAGGGGTATCTTTGGATATTACGGAAAATAGATGGCAAGGTGGAAAAACTAATATGGCTAGTGGTGAATTGACGTTTGAACCTTGGAATGTAAATTTTTCAATAGACTCTGAATTCTTAAACTGGAAATTAATGTTTGAGTGGTTCATGTTTATCAACAATAATAAAGATAAATATATAGATACTCGAAAGAATTATGCTGTAGATGCTACATTGAAGTTTTTTAGTAACTTTAGAGAACATAGATTCTCATTGTTTTTTGTTGATGTATGGCCTAACAGTATGGGAGAAATCCAACTTACATACAGAGAAGGGGAACCAAACTTAGAAGGACAAGTATCTTTCGTATATGATAGATATGAACTACGAGAATACTCATCAATAACAACATAAAAATATGATAAATATATAAATAGATATGAAAAGAAAATAGGAAAACGATATAATAATAAGTGTCAAAATCCTTATTGTAATCATATTCAGAAAGAATATGTATTCATCATATAGACTATGATAAGAAAAATTGTAGGCCTAGTAATTTGATAACATTGTGTTTTTCATGTAATGCTAGAGCTAATTTTAATAGAGATTCATGGAAAGTATTATATGAGGATATAATAGAAAATAGATAGATAAATGGAGGAATAAAATTATGGCTTTCTACCTTAGCCCATTAGTCGATGTAAATGAAATTGACTTAACAACTACTGTTCCAGCTGTTGCTACATCAATAGCATGTTGTGTATTAAGACGCACATTCAAAGGACCAGAAAAGAAGAGAACTTTGGTAACAAATATTGATGAGCTTACCACAATGTTTGGTTATCCAACAGATAATAGTTATAAAGATATGTTATCTGCTACAGGATATCTAAAATATGGTAATAAATTATGGTGTACACGAACCATGCCAGTAGATGCAAAATTTGCTGGGTGTTTTGGACCAGCTACATCAGCATCAACACTTACTGGATACGGAACATCAGCATATCAATTGAATGATTTTAGCAGCGAAGATCCAGATGTGATTCAGGATGAATCATTATTTTCTACAGCACCATTGAGTGCTGATAGTGATAATGCTATTACATTTATTGCATCATCAAGAGGAGCATGGGGTAATAAGATTAAAGTTGCTGTTATTGATGGGACCACATATTCAGCAGTAACATCTGCTGCTGCGGGTAACCCATCCACAGAGTATTCTAGTACTAATGTTAATTTAGAGCTTTATAGGGATATTGTAGATCTTGATTATCCAGTTGAATCAGCAAGAGAGTTTATTGTTCTAGTAAGAGCTGCTGACCAGGATGATTTTAATAAAGCTACTATTCCATATACTTTGAAAGAGGTATTTTATGTATCATCTGATGAAAATAAACTAGATGATGAAGGTGATAACATCTATTGTGAAAATGTTATCAACACAAAATCAAAATACATAAGAATAGCAGTAGATCCAGCAAACTTTAAGAACAGTGATATTACTATCAATACTGGACAATATTATGCTATGACAGGTGGTACTGATTCGTCATTTGCTGATGATGATGCTGAAGATACAGCAGGTATTGCTGCATTTGAATTATATGAAGATCCAGATGTCATTGATGTTAATATCTTTATTGATTCAGATAGCAATGTCACAGTAAAGAGAGAGATAATTGATATTTGTGAAGCTAGAAAAGATGCAATGGCTGTCCTTGATGTTCTCAAGGCTGATGTTGTTAATAATGATGGTAATGAGGTTACTGACCTTAGAGACTATAGACTATCAACTCTAAACGAAAATACAAGTTATGCCGCTCTTTATGGTAATTGGCTTGATGTGTTTGATACATGGAATTCAAAATATCGTTGGATTCCGGCATCCGGTCATATGGCAGGCATTTATGCAAGAACAGATGATTTAGCTGATCCATGGTTCGCTCCTGCTGGTCTAAATAGAAGTATTCTTACTAACATAAGAAAACTTGCATTTAACCCAACTTTGGGTGAAAGAGACATTCTTTATAAGAATGGTATCAATCCTATTGCAGCGTTTGCTGGTCAGGGCAAGGTAGTTTGGGGTCAAAAAACAATGTTGGATAAATCTTCAGCATTTAATAGAATCAATGTAAGAAGATTGTTTATGGTAATGGAAAAAGCAATCTCTACAGCTTCCAAATACTTCTTGTTTGAACCTAATGATGAGTTTACAAGATTGTCAATTATCAATATGGTCGAACCTTTCCTTAGAGATGTTAGAGGGAGAAGGGGTATTTATGACTTCATGGTTGTATGTGATGAAAGAAACAATACAGCTGAACGTATTGATAGACAAGAACTTTGGGTTGATATTTATATCAAACCTGTTAGAGCTGCTGAGTTTATTGTACTTAACTTTGTTGCTACCAAAACAGGAGCTTCATTTACTGAATTGGTTGCTCAAACAACATCAGGACTGTAAAATATTGTGGGGGTAGTAAAATACCCCCACAATATAAAGTGATAAGAAATGAGCATTGATATAGATGAAATGATAAGTGAAACTGGTGGTGATAGAGCCAGGTCATATCTGTTTGAATGGATATTACCAGCTATACCAGAATTAAATATACCACTTATAGCAAATACAAAATATTATGTGAAAGCATCTAGTTTTCCAGAATCAGCTGTAGAAGAACTTACAACTTATTGGCAAGGGCAACAATATAAAGCTGGTGGATCAAGAAGATTTGGTGATTGGACAGTTACAGTCCAGAGTGATTCAGAGGGATATCTGAGATTTTTTTGTGATGTATGGATGCATGAAATACATACTGTTATACCTAATATTACAAGATATGGAAAAGCATCTGGGCTTACAAGTTTTGGGTATTTTAGAGATCAAGCATTTGTTCTGAATGATAATGAAGGAGACACTTCACTTGGGCTATATTTACATAACTCTTGGCCTAAAAATATAGGAGCCATGAACCTTGATTATGATTCAAATGATATTGCTACATTTGATATTACATTTGCTTATGAATATCATGTAATAGTACCAACTTTTGGTTTGTTTTAAAAGGGATTATTATGATTGGAATAGAAGAACTAAAGGGAAAGATAGAGGGTCTTATAAAACAGTATGCACCATTTATCACAAGTAGTTTTGATTCCTTTAGTGTTGATAAGTTTAGTACATATTTTGAAGGTGGGGCTAGAGCATATCTTTTCAAATGGAAGCCTGGAAGCCCAACAAGTGGTATAGTAAATATATCAGATGATTATATATATCTAGTAAAAGCATCATCCATACCACAATCGTCAGTTGAGGAAATAGTTACAGAATATCAACATCTCAATTTCAAAATGGGTGGTAAAAGGGTTTTTGATGATTGGACATTATCGTTTCTTGTAGATATAAAATCAAAAATAAGAGGTGATTTTGAGAAGTGGATGAATGGTATAACACAAGTGGGTAAGGATAATATTTTTATACAACATTATCTAAGTGAGTATACATCGACACAAGACTTTTATATGTTAGATGGTGATGGATTGGATATACTTCATGTAACACTTTTTGATGCATGGCCTAAAACTATAGGGCCAGTAACAATGGATTATAGTTCCCAAGATTTTGCACAATTTGATGTAACATTTTCATATCTTTATCACGAAATAAAGAATGTTTAATAGATAGGAGGAGTAATAATGGCAACAGAAGGATTTGATATTAATAAATTTAAAGCTAACTTTGATGGTGGGGCTAGAGCATATTTGTTCAAATGGACCCCAACATTTCCTGGTGGTATTGAATTTAACAAGGGCAGTGCCGCTTCATACTTAGTAAAGTCATCAACATTTCCTGGTGATGAAGTAGAGGAAATAATTGTTAACTGGCAAGGTGTTGATTATAAGATGGCTGGAAAAAGAACCTTTCCAGATTGGACTCTATCATTCAATGTAGATAGAAAATCCACAATTAGAAAGGATTTTGGTAATTGGATTGATGCAATTCATACAGTCAATGGTACAGAATCACATAAATATGGTACTCCTGGTAGTCCAGAAAGTAATGATGATGATTTAGGTAGTTATTTCTCTCAACAGACATTATACATGTTGGACTATAATGGTGATCCTGTATCAACATTAACATTGCATGGTTCATGGCCCAAATCAATTGGTGAGATTAGTCTTGACTATTCATCAATGGAAGTAGCAACATTTGATGTTACGTTTACATATCAATACCATACTATAGAGTAATAAGTATTATGGCTTTCGATTTAAACAGTTTTTCCGCTGTATTTGATGGGGGTGCTAGATCATACTTGTTTGAGTATACCCCATCATTCCCAAATACAACGTATAATGCCACATATTTTGTGAAATCGACTTCTTATCCAGATTCTACAGTAGAAGAGATACAACTTGCTTGGAAAGGATTGAAGTATAAAATCGGTGGTACTAGAACTTATAATGATTGGACTGTATCGTTTCATATGGATAAAAATTATAATATTAGAGAATATTATGATGATTGGATGAAAGATATAGCTGGCCAGGATAAATATGGTAAACCAGAAGATTATGTAATGAGTCAGACACTATACGCATTAGGTTATGATGGTACAAAGAAATCAACCATAAAGCTATTTGATGCTTGGCCCAAATCAGTTGGTGAAATAAGTTTTGATAACTCAGCGATAGAAGTAGCAACATTTGATGTTACGTTTGCATATCAATATTATACTATAACTAAATAAAATGTAAGTAGGAGGAAACAAAATGTCAGAAGAACAAGTGAAGAAAGAACAACCTGTAAAATTGGATTTTAGAAATTATCTTAATGTTTATGAGTTTGATACTACATTGCCGGGTAGTGGTGAAGTAGTAAAGTTCAGACCTATAACTACAGGACAACTAAAGAGATTATTGGTATATGAGAATGAAACCGATCCTATGGTTATAGAAGGAGCACTTGATGAACTCATATCATCTTCTGTAATATCAGAAGAGTTCAATATCAATAAGTTATATCTTCAAGATAGATTCTTTCTACTGGTTGAATTGAGAAGAAAATCAAAGGGTGATAATTATAAGTTTCAATATGATTGTCCAAAATGTAATTCACAAACAATGCAGGTTATCAAATTGTCAGATTTNCCNGTTAAAAAGATGCCTGAAGATATAGATAATGTTATTAAGATAGATAATAATCTATCAGTGAAATTGTCCCATGTTACAAGAGGGATGCAAAAGAATGCTATAAAGAGTATTAAGAATATGAAACAAATGAACAATACTCAAAGAGCAACAGAAATGGCATTAGCCACACATGCATCAGCAGTCATATCAATTGTAACACCAGAAGGTGAAATTACGGAACCAAATATAGAGGATTCAAGATATTTGTTGGATAACATTTCAACAGAATCATATACTAATATTAGAGATTGGTTTGATAAATATGATTTTGGTATGGACTTCACATTTGAAATCAAATGTTCTAGTTGTGATAAGAGTGAGAGAGTGGATGTACCAGTAGAGAATTTTTTTTTCTAATGAAAATTATCATTGATAATACTCTACAGAACATTATAACAGAGCAATATCATATATCTAAGTATGCTAATATAAGTATAACAGAGTCATCTATGATGGCAGATTTTGAACGAGAAGCCTATGTGAATCTAGTATTGAAAGATATGAAAAATGAAGAACAAATGGCTAAATTTAAGTGAGGTTAATATAATGGATTCAATTATTGATAAATATTTAGAGAATGATGATAGTGTTGATGATATTGAGTACTTTGATGAAAGTAAGAAGTCTAACTTTGTTGGTAAGCTTATAGGTCTTGGTGTCCTCAAACGAGAAGGTGATAAGCTTGTCAAGAACAAAGATTGGGATAATGAAAAGGTCAAAAAACAACTGAAGAAGAAAGTGACACCAAGAAAGGTAGTACATAAAGTCAAAAAGAAAATAAAGAAGATAATGAATTAGAGGGAATCCCAATGAATAATGACATTGATACTAAAATTGATTTATATTTGATTGATGAAGGTGCTGGTTCTTCATTAGTAAGAGGATTATTAAAGAAGGGTAAGAAATATTTGATTGATTCGATTAAAAATGTTTTGGAAATGGCTGTTAGAGAACTTAATAGAGAAATACAGTACAAATTGTCAAATATGAATACCAAGACTAAAGAATCAGGAGATATAAGAAGACAATTAGTTCAGTTGAATAGGGAAGCTCATTTTCATAAAGCAAGATATTTAGAAATATTACAAAAATTAGAAGAATTTGCTACAGAAAACTGGGATAATTATAATTTGAAAACAAGTAAAGAATTGGATAACTAATAAAAATTTAGAGTGAAAACGACATACATACATTTGAAGATTAATCTCACTTAGATATAATTTTAATGGTATCTATGGACCCAAAAGGGATCTCAAGGATTATATAACAATATAACACCTTTGGTCCCTTTTTTTGTAGGAGAGTATTAAAAATGAGAAGTAGTGATAACGATTTTAGTTCTAGTGTTGATGAAATTAGAAAGTCTAATGAAGAATTGGCTAAAAATTTGCCCAAATATCTTGAAGGTATAAAAGATGTCCCCAAAGATATTGGAAGGAATATTGCTGGTACTTTGAATAGTGAACTTAGTGATGTACTTGGTAGTGAGATGACTAAAGTTGTTGGCATGTTCTCACCGTTAACAAGTGGATTAAAATCATTATGGGATACTAATAAACAAAGAAGTGAAGCCAAAAAACAGTTTAAAGAAGACCAAAAAACCCAAAAAATATTAGAAGACACAAACAAAAGTATGAAATCATTGGATGATATGGCTGGTAAGTCGGGTAGCCTATTTACTCATGATGTTATGGTTGAAAAATTATTAGAAGAGTTTGAAAGAAATACAGAAAAAAGACATCGCCAAATGCTTAAAATAGAAACGGATAGAGATAAAGCTGAAAGACGAACAAAAAAACCAAAAAAGAAAGGTGGACTATTTGGTGCATTTTCTTTTCTATTATTAGGTATAGGTATGTTAATAGGATTTATTGAAGAAATGGTAGGCAAAGCCTTTATGAAAATAAGGAAAGGTTTAGCTAAAATATTAAGTCTTAA